ATGAATGGTTTAGAAATGATAGAGGCCGTTATGATAGATTCAATACAAACTACAATAATTTCCATAGACTAAGGTTATATGCTAGAGGCGAGCAATCTGTGCAAAAATATAAGGATGAATTATCTATAAATGGTGACTTAAGCTACTTAAACTTAGACTGGAAACCTGTACCTGTCATACCTAAATTTGTAGATATTGTTGTAAATGGTATGTCTCAAAGATCTTATGATATAAAAGCTTTTGCTCAAGATCCTGAGTCAATAATGAAAAGAACTGCTTATGCTGAGGCTCTACAAAGAGATATGATGCAGAAAGATCTTATCAACCAAATACAGCAAATGACAGGGTTAGATGTTTCTAAGTCACAAGGCAAAGGTTTAGAAATGGAAAGTGAAGAAGATTTACAGCTTCACATGCAAATGGATTATAAAGATGCTATAGAAGTTGCTGAAGAAGAAGTAATAAATCAAGTGTTAGATTATAATAGATATGATTTAATTAGAAAAAGATTAAATTACGATTTAACTGTAATAGGTATCGCTTGTGTTAAAACTAATTTTAATAAATCAAATGGTATTGAAATAGATTATGTAGATCCATCTAATTTAGTTTATTCATATACAGATGATCCTAATTTTGAAGATTTATATTATGTAGGTGAAGTTAAATCAATTAGTTTGCCAGAACTTAAAAAACAATTTCCTAATTTAACACCAGCTGATATAGAAGAAATACAAAAATATCCTGGTAACTCTACATATACTAGAAACTTTAATGGTAGGTATGATGATCAAACTATTCAAGTATTATACTTTGAATATAAAACTTATACTAACCAAGTATTTAAAATAAAAGAAACTGCTTCAGGACTTGAAAAAACTTTAGAAAAACAAGATGTATTTTTAGAAGCACCTGAAAACGATAACTTTAAAAAAGCTTATAGATCAATAGAAACATTATATAGAGGCGCTAAAATACTAGGTCATGAAAAAATGTTAAATTGGACACTATGCCCTAATATGACTAGGCCTAATGCTGATACTACTAGAGTTAATATGAATTACAACATAGTAGCTCCAAGACTTTATAAAGGTAGAGTTGAATCATTAGTTAGTAGAATTACTACGTTTGCTGATATGATACAATTAACTCATTTAAAGTTACAACAAGTAATGTCAAGAGTAGTTCCAGATGGTGTATTTATGGACGTTGACGGGCTTGCAGAAGTTGATTTAGGTAATGGTACTAATTATAATCCAGCTGAAGCTTTAAATATGTATTTCCAAACTGGTAGTCTTGTAGGTAGATCATATACTCAAGATGGTGGACCTAATCCAGGTAAAGTACCTATACAAGAACTTTCTACTTCAAATGGCATGGGTAAAATACAATCACTTATACAAACTTATGAGTATTACCTTAAAATGATTAGAGATGTAACCGGACTAAATGAAGCTAGAGATGGTAGTACTCCAGATAAATTTGCTTTAGTAGGTTTACAAAAATTAGCTGCTGCTAATTCTAATACAGCTACTAGGCATATATTACAAGCTAGTTTATATTTAACTTTAAAAACTTGTGAAAATATTTCATTAAGAGCAGCTGATGCTTTAATGTTTCCAATGACTAAACAATCATTAATGCAAAGTATATCTAGGTATAATGTAGGAACACTAGAAGAACTTTCTAAATTAAATATACATGATTTTGGTATATTTTTAGAGTTAGAGCCAGATGAAGAAGAAAAACAAATATTAGAGCAAAATATACAAATAGCTTTAAAAGCTGGACAAATAGACTTAGAAGATGCTATAGATATTAGGGAAGTTAATAACTTAAAGCTAGCTAATCAAATGTTAAAAAAGCGTAGGAAAGATAAAGCAGCTAGAGATCAACAAGCACAACAAGCTAATATACAAGCTCAAGCACAAGCAAATGCAAAAACTACTGAAGCTGCTGCTTTAGCTGAAACACAGAAACAACAAGTTTTAACTGAACAAAAAATGCAACTTGAAAAAGCTAAGTCTGATTTTGAAATACAAAAAATGGAAAGAGAAGCTCAAGTTAAGCAACAGTTAATGGAATTAGAGTTTAATTACAATATGCAATTAACTCAAGCTCAAGGAAGAGCTAAAATAGATGAAGAAAAATTTAAAGAAGATCGTAAAGACGAACGAACAAAAATACAAGCAACACAACAATCTGAGTTAATAGATCAAAGAAAAAATGATTTATTACCTAAAAACTTTGAATCTGCCGGTAATGATACTATGGGTGGATTTGGTCTAGAGCAATTTGAGCCTAGATAATTTTTATATTAACTATTATATTATATTATGTCAGAAAAAGTAAAAGAAGAAGGTTCTTTTAAGGTTAAGAAAAAACCTGGAAGACCAAGAAAACTTGTTTCACAAGATGAAACATTTAAAGTAGATTTAAACAAAAAAGAAGAAGAAGAAGAAGATGCCGTTGAAGAGCAAAAGACAGATGAGGTATCTGTTCGCGACGGATCCGAAGTTAGCGAAGAAGTTCCTCAAGAAAACAAGCAAGAAACAGTTGAAGAACCTTCCGGAGAAAGTAAAGAAAAAGAAAAAGAAGTAATTACTATAAGTGAAATTACTGAAGAAGAACAAAAAACTGAAGAACCAGTAGCTAAAGAAGCTACTGAACCTGTTGCAGAACAAAGGCAACTTCCAGAAAATATAGAGAAGTTAGTTCAGTTCATGGAAGATACAGGTGGCACAGTTGAAGACTATGTTAGGATTAATGCTGATTACTCTAATGTAGATAATAATAAACTATTAGAAGAATATTACAGACAGACGCGTCCACATTTAGATTATGAAGAAGTTAAATTTTTAATGGAAGATAATTTTAATTATGACGAAGATGTCGATGAAGAGCGAGACATAAGAAAGAAAAAACTCGCTTACAAAGAAGAAATTGCTAAAGCCAAAAACTTTTTGGAGGAAACGAAAAAGAAGTATTACGACGAGATCAAGTTGAGACCGGGCGCTACTCAAGAACAACAAAAAGCAATGGACTTTTTCAATAGATACAACGAAGAACAGAAAATGGTTCAAGAGCAACATGGAAGGTTTAAACAAAGAACCGACAACTTTTTCAACAAAGAATTTAAAGGTTTTAATTTTGATGTTGGAGAGAAGAAGTTTAGGTTTAAAGTTGCTAATACCACAAATGTAGCTAAAAACCAATCTGACTTAACTAATCTTGTTGGGAAGTTCCTGGATAATAAAGGGGAAGTCAAAGATTATGCTGGTTATCATAAAGCCATTTATGCTGCTGAAAACGCTGATACTATAGCTAGTCATTTTTATGAGCAAGGTAAATCCGATGCTATTAAAGATATGACTGCTAAATCTAAAAATATAACAGAAGACGCTAGGCAAACTGTTGCTAATGCTGGAGATGTTTTTATTAATGGATTAAGAGTAAAAGCAGTGTCAGGAGCAAATAGTTCTAAGTTAAAAATAAAAACAATAAAAAAATAACTTAAACTAAAATTATAAATTATGAGTTTTGCAACAGGGTTGGGAAATGCTTTCCCGCCGAGCTTAATTCCAGCTGCTAAAAAGCAAGCTTTAGATACAAATTATTTAAAGTTTAACGATGGTGCTGGAGCTGGAAACACTGATACTTTTGCTCAACAATACTTACCAGAATTGTATGAAGCAGAAGTTGAAAGATACGGAAACCGAACTTTACAAGGTTTCTTGAGAATGGTAGGCGCTGAAATGCCTATGTCTTCTGATCAAGTAATTTGGTCTGAACAAAATAGATTACACATCGCTTATGATGGCTGTACTATTGCTACAAACACTACAATTACAGTTCCATTAGAAGCTGGTAAAAATTGTGCTATTAGAAAAGGAGCTACTATTGTAGTTTCTGAAGGTCTAGTAACTATGAAAGCTAGAGTTTCTGACGTTAGTGCTATCCAAGCTGGACCTGTAGCTACTGTTACAGTAGAAACATACAAAGTAGCTAATATGAATGTAGGTAATGCTGGTGGATTAGCTGGTGGCGCAGGTGCTGCTAAAGTATTTGTCTACGGTTCTGAATTTGGAAAAGGAACTGAAGGAATGGATGCTGCTGATAATAAAGCTACTTCTGGAGTTACTGCTTTGCAACCAGATTTTACACAGTTTTCAAATAAGCCAATAATTATTAAAGATTATTACGAAGTAAATGGTTCTGATACTGCTCAAATTGGTTGGGTTGAAGTAGCTACTGAAGCTGGTCAATCAGGATTTTTATGGTATCTAAAAGCTGAATCTGAAACAAGATTACGTTTTGAAGATTACTTAGAGATGGCAATGGTTGAGGCTGAAAAAACTGGTGCAGCTGGTGGTGTTACTGGTTTAGACGGTTCTGAAGGTTTATTTGCTGCTATTGAAGCAAGAGGAAATGTATATAATGATTTTGCTGGTGCTGCTGCTCCTGGAGCTGGTGCATTAGGAGATTTTGATACTATTCTTAAGCAATTAGATACACAAGGTGCTATTGAAGAAAACATGCTTTTCTTATCAAGACAAACTGCTCTTGATTTTGATGACATGATCGCTGCTATGAACGGTTCGTACGCTTCTACTGGAGCTGTATCTTACGGTTTATTTAACAACGAAGAAGACATGGCGCTTAACTTTGGTTTTTCTGGTTTTAGAAGAGGTTCTTATGACTTCTATAAGACTGATTGGAAATACTTAAATGACTTTTCAACTAGAGGAAACATTGGTGACATTGACGGTGTAATTATTCCTGCTGGAACATCAACTGTATATGATCAATTATTAGGTTCAAACATTAGAAGACCTTTCTTACATGTAAGATATAGAGCTTCTGAAGCTGATGACCGAAGAATGAAATC